CAGAAGTAGCACCTATTAAACAAAGCAATTTATGTTGTGAAATTAATTTACCTACTAAACCTTTATCTTTTTTCAATGATAATAATGGTGAAATTAGTTTATGTACATTGAGTGCTATTAATTGGGGTAATGTTAAAACACCAAAAGATTTTGAACGTGTATGTAGATTAGCGGTTCGTGGATTAGATGAGTTATTAACTTATCAGCATTATCCAGTAGTATCAGCAGAACGTAGTACAATGAGAAGGCGCCCATTGGGTATTGGCATTATTAATTTTGCATTTTGGTTAGCAAAAAATGATTTAAATTATCAGGGCATTGATGCAAAAGGATTGGCCTTAGTAGATGAATGGGCAGAAGCATGGAGTTATTATTTAACTAAAGCAAGTGCAGATTTAGCAGTGGAAAAGGGTAATATAGATGGTATATATGAAACAAAATATGGAGATGGTATTACTCCAAATATGACTTATAAAAAAGAATTAGATGAGATTATTCCACACAAAGAACGTATGCCTTGGAAGAGTTTACGTAAGCAACTTAAAAGAACAGGAATTAGAAACAGCACATTAATGGCACTTATGCCTGCTGAAACATCAGCACAGATTAGTAATAGTACAAATGGAATAGAGCCACCACGTGCATTTGTTAGTGTAAAACAAAGCAAACATGGAGTATTAAAGCAAGTAGTACCAGGATATCCACGGTTAAAGAATAAATATGACTTACTATGGGACCAAAAAAGTCCAGAAGGGTATTTAAAAATTGTTGCTGTATTACAAAAATATATTGATCAAGGTATTAGTGTTAATACAAGTTATAACCCAGAATTTTTTGAAGAAGATAAAATTCCACTTAGTGTTATGCTACAACATCTTGTAATGTTTTACAAGTATGGTGGTAAACAACTATATTATTTTAATACATATGACGGTCAAGGTGAAATAGACTTAATGGATAAAAATGAAGAAGAATTACTAGGAAGAGAAAGTTTTAAATCTGATGAAGAATATGATGACTACTGTGAAAGTTGCGTGATTTAAGAGAAACATAAATGACAATTTTAAATGTAAAGAATGACAAGTATCATACAGAAGCAAATGCTTTTTTAGATGGTGATTTAGGATTTCAACGATTTGATTCTATAAAATATAGAAATTTAGATAAACTTACTGATCGTCAGTTAGGATTCTTTTGGCGACCAGAGGAAGTAGATTGTAATAAAGATTTTTCAGATTTTAAAAACCTTACCGAACACGAACAGCATATTTTTACATCTAATTTAAAGAGACAAATTTTGTTAGATAGTGTACAAGGCAGAGCACCTATAGAAGTGTTTGGTCCTCTTACAAGTTTACCAGAATTAGAGAATTGGCTTTTAACATGGACATTTAGTGAAACAATTCATTCACGTAGTTACACACATATTATTCGTAACATTTATGCTAACCCAACTATAGTTTTTGATGAAATATCTGATAGCAATGAAATTATAGAATGTGCAAACGACATTACAAAGTACTATGATGATTTAAATGAATATAGTATGCATTATCAATTATTGGGTGCAGGTACACATACAATTAATGGTAAAAAGATTACTATTGACAAATACGAGTTAAAGAAAAAGATTTGGTTGTGCATGAATAGTATAAATATTTTAGAAGGTATTCGTTTTTATGTAAGTTTTGCGTGTAGTTGGGCATTTGCTGAACTTAAGAAAATGGAAGGTAATGCTAAAATTATTAAATTTATTGCACGTGACGAAAACTTGCATTTGGCAAGTACACAATATCTATTAACAAAAGTATTGACTAAAGAAGATAAAGATTTTAAAAAAATTGCAGAAGAATGCAAACAAGAAGTTAGTGATATGTTTGTTTCAGCAGTAGACCAAGAAAAACAATGGGCGGATTATTTGTTTAAAGACGGATCAATGATTGGTTTAAATGCACAATTGTTATGCGATTACATTGAATGGATTTGTTGTAAGCGTATGGTATCATTGGGAATGAAATGTCCTTATACAACTCCACAAGCGAACCCACTGCCATGGACGCAGAAATGGATTAGTGGTAAAGAAGTACAAGTAGCACCACAAGAAACAGAAATTAGTTCATATGTTGTTGGTGGTGTTAAAAAAGACGTATCAGAAGATACATTTACAGGATTAAGTTTATGATTACAATTTATGGAAAAACATCTTGTGGTTTTTGTGATGCCGCAAAAAATCTATGCGAATCTCGTGGATACAAATACGAATATAAACAATTAGATAAAGATTTTACAAGAGAAGATGTTTTAGAAACATTTCCTGGAGCTAGAACGTTCCCACAGATTATTATTGATGATGATAAGATAGGTGGATACCACGAATTAGTTCAGTATATAAAAGATACAGGAGAATAATATGTTAGTAGAAGAACAATATAAATCTGGTGATATAATAAGTATAAAACTTTCATCAGGAGAAGAAATGATTGCACGATTAGATAAAGAAGAAGGTGATGACATCACAGTTCTTAAACCTTATATCTTAGTCGCTGCACAAAAGGGCGTTGCACTTGCACCGTACATGTTTACAGTTAATCCAGAAGCTAAGATAAAGCTGAAGATAAATAATGTTATATGCATAGTTAAATCAGCAAAAGATGCTAGTGATATGTATATTAAACAAAGTACAGGAATAGCAATAGCAAGTGCCACAGGTTCATAGAAATAACGATTCACGTAAATGCGGTGCATCAACGATTGCATCAGCACACAAAAACGTGTATGTAAACACTCAACCAATTAGCGTTAATGGTGATCCAAACAACCATGGCGATGGTGCCTTATCAGCACAATGCAGAAATGTATATGTAGGTGGTAAGTTAGTAGTGCTAAACGGCAATTCAGCCAAACCAGACAACTTATGTCCTATTCCAGGAGGCCCACATTGTGGTCCAGATGCTACATCAGGTAGCCCTAATGTATATATAGGTCAATAACATGAGTGATTTCGTAGACGGTGTCAAAGATGCAAGTGAATACCTTAACGCCACTAAGGTAGATATACCTACAGGTCAAGTTGTAGTAGACGCTAAAACAGGTACTGTAACCGCTCAAACTCACTCATATAGCTTAAAAGAAATTATATGTATGCTATTAGCCGGAAACGGCATAAAACTTCCAAACTTACAGATATGTTTAAAAGTAAATCTAGGTAGATTAATACCAGCAATTCCCGAAGGCCTAGAAGATTTACAAGAAGCACTCGAAGAAGCTGAAAAAGCCCTTGACGATTTTATTTCACACACTAACATTGATAATGTATTAGGAAGATTAAATGCCGCAGTAGCAGAATTTGCCGCTATTGCAAACATGATTAATTTTTGTGGAACACCAGTAGTACCAAAAGCCATACCAAATGTTGTTAGAGACGCAATGGGTAGTTTCACAGGCGCAGGTAAAGATATACTTGACACACTAGGAACTATGGCTGACAGTGAAATAGGTGGATGTATTGGTTCTAGTGGATTTAGACCAGATGCATTTACAGGTGGATTATTAAAACAATTAGGTGACAATATTGGTAATTTACTTGGTATGCCAGCGGAAGTAAAACAAAGTATTATTAATGACTTAAATGCATTTAAGACAGATATTAAAGATCTTATGACATTTGAGAATAATTTTAAAGGGGCTGATAGTATTGGCGGTAGTATATTTTCTCCTAGTTTAAGAATAAACACTGGTGTTGGTGTAGCAATTGACATAGGTAGTATGACACTAGCACAAAGTCAAATGTATGCAGGAAGTTTGCAGGCATTATTTAACAGTTTAAAAGGTTACGAAGTAGATGCTGATGGTAATAACATTTTTAATTATTTGTTAGAACCTGAAATGATAGCACAATTAGAAAATGATGGTTCGCCTACAGTTCCATTATCAGATAGAGATCCAATATATGATCATTGTGATAGGGTAATTGGATATACTGAAAGAAGCACACAAACAGTACAAGGAGTTAGTAGTGGTGGACCAGCAGAAAACATAGCACAGCCTGGTGTAACTGGATTATCAGAAAGTGGTGCAGTAGTAAGTAGCTCTCCAGCAACCACAACAAATTTAGGAAGTGGCGGTACAACAACTACATCAAGTGGCAGTGCTGATTTAAGTGGATATTCTACTACAGTACAAATGCAGGATGCAGATGCAGTAGTAACAGCGGCGTTTACAGCGGCAGATGCAGTAGTAACAACAGCATTTGGCACAGCAGATGTGGCAGTAACAACTGCTTTTCAAGCGGCAGATACTACAGCAACAACAGATCGTGCGTTAATACGTACAGAATTTGCGGCGGCTGATTCAACACTTCAGTCAAATATTAATACAAATTCAGCTTTAATTGCAACTAATACAACAAATATTGCAACTAATACATCAGCCATTACTGCATTGCAAAGTGGAAGCGGATTACCTGCAAATGCAACATTTACAAGTGTTACAACAACAAATTTAACAGTAACAGGCACAGGTACTGTAACACTTGCAAGTGGAAATGATTTAGAATTAACTGCAACAGATAGAGTAAAAATAACAGGACTTACTCCATTTAAACTTGCTGTAATGACTACAGCAGAACGTGATGCACTTCCGTTAACAGAAGTAGGAGATATGATTTATAATTCAACTACTAAAACATTTCAAGGTTGTACAGATATTACTGGTGGTACTCCTCAATGGGAACACATGACATAATGGAAAAAGAATACATTGTAATTTTAAACCCTGATATTGATTTTGATCAATTTAATCAAGAAATGATTAACAACACAGGTGCAGGAGTTATTCCAAATAGAACAGTT